GAGGGTCTTGAAGTTGTGTTCAACAACAGCATCAAGACATTCGCTGCTGCAACAACTGGTGACACTTATGCAATTGTAGGTGATCTGGATCACGGTGCGCTGATGAACTTCCCTAACGGCGAGGACATCACATTTAAGTTTGATGACCTGTCACAGGCTGACTATGACCTTGTAAGGGTAGTCGGCAGAAAGTTTGTCGGCATCGGTGTTGTAGCACCGAATGCTTTCGTTAAGATTACAAAATAATCTTTAATTGATGGGGAGGCTGAAACATCATGAAAAAGATTCTGATTGCTGTGCCGTGTATGGACATGGTAAGCGCAAGATTCGCACAGTGCCTTGCGACACTGAAAAAGATTGGTCAATGTGCGGTTTCGTTTTACATTGGTTCGCTTGTATATGATTCAAGGAATAAGCTCGCATCACTTGCGGTGCAGATGGAGGCAGACTATATTCTGTGGCTTGATTCAGATATGGTCTTTCCTCCAGATCTCCTTGAACGCATGATGGCGGTGCTTGATGAACGGAAAGACATTGACGTGTTAAGCGGTCTTTACTTCAGGAGGGCGAAACCTTTTTCTCCTGTTCTGTTTCAGAAACTTGAAGTGAATGAACAAGGTGCGCTGGAATTTGAGGATGCGTCTGACATCCCAGAGGAAATATTTGAAATTGCTGGATGCGGTTTCGGGTGCGTCCTCATGCGTACCGAATGCCTGATTGACATCGCAAGCAAAGAGGGCGGTGGGGTATGGTTCACACCGATAAACAATGCTGGCGAGGATTTAGCATTCTGTTTGAGAGCAAGGCAGAACGGATACAAGATTTGTTGTGATCCGTCCATCCATTGCGGTCACATGGCTTACACAGCTGTTACAAAAGAATTTTATGAGGCTTATGGAGGCTTAAATGGCTCTGATTGATAATTGCAAAATGGCATTGAGAATCACAACTGATGCCTATAATGACGAAATAAACGCATACATCCAAGCAGCACAGCTGGATTTGAATATTGCAGGAGTTACGGAAACAGCGACACCAGATGCGCTTGTTGAAAAGGCAATAATGACTTATGTTCGCATGAGCTTTGGCGCACCGTCAAACTATGACAGGCTCAAAGCATCATATGACGAACAGAAAGCACAGCTGATGAACGCAACAGGCTATACGAATTGGGGTGGTCAGTAATGACAGATGTTCTGACATTAATTGCGCAGACCATCACCACAGATGATTTTGGCAACGAAGTAGCAACAGAAACAACAAACACTTTGTTCTGCGAAGTTGATTCCATCACACAAAGCGAGTTTTATGCTGCCGAGGACACAGAACTGAATCCTGAATACAGATTCACGGTGTTTTTTGGTGACTATAACGGCCAAAGCATCTGCGAATATAACGGAACACGGTATGCGTTTTACCGTACATACAGGCAAGGTGACTACATGGAGCTTTATGCCGAAAGGAAAATTGGTGTATGAGTACAAGGGTTGTAAGACCAGAGCAATTTGAAAAGGCCGTCATTGAAGCACTTGGCAAATACGGTGACAAAGTAACGGACATCCTTGAAGCGGAAACCAAAAGTATTGCCAGACAGACGGTCAGCGCAATCAAAGGTTCTGCGCCAGCTGGTGGCAGATACGCAAGGGGATGGTCACACAAAGCTCAAAAGGGTGGACGGTTCAAGCTGTCTGAAACCGTGTACAATCGCACAGACTATCAGTTGACACATCTTCTTGAAAAGCCACACGAAACAGGCGGTGGCGGTCACTACCCTAAAAATGTGGACTACACAGGCACACTTGCGAAGATAGAAGAAGAATACACAAACAGATATATGAATGAGGTGATTGCGAAACTATGACAAAGAAAGAAATAGCGGATTTAGTCAAGTCTTGTGGTTTTGCGTGGCGGTATAGTCATTTTTCGCAGACACCACAACCACCATACATCGTGTACTACTATCCAAACGAGAATGATGTGTTTGCCGATGATTCCAATTACGTCAACAAGAAACAGCTCTTTCTAGAGCTGTTTACTGTTTCCAAAGATTTTGCATCAGAACAGGCTATTGAAACCAAGCTCGCACAGGCTGGCCTTACATGGTACAAGCAAACAGATTTTTTGAATGATGAACAGTTAATGCAAACAACCTACGAAATGGAGGTAATCATAAATGGCTAACAAAGTCCAGTATGGTCTTAAAAACGTATATTATGCCACAGTTACAGTTGGCACTAGCTCTGTGACGTATGGCACTCCTGTTGCGTGGCCGGGGGCGGTTTCACTTTCTCTGTCGGCAGAGGGTGACACTAATGACTTTTATGCGGACAACATCAAATACTTCACAGCCATTGCCAACAATGGTTACAGTGGAGATTTTGAATCCGCCATGATCCCTGATTCTTTCAGAACAGACATCATGGGCGAAACTGTCGCAACCACAGGCGCAAAAGCTGGAATTTACTATGAAGATGCAAGTGTTCAGCCAAAGGCATTCGCACTTCTGTTCCAGTTTGAGGGCGATCAGAACGCAACAAAATACATTCTGTACAATTGCAAAATGGCAAGACCAGACATTGAATCATCCACCACAGAAGATGGAATTGAGGTTCAGACGGTCAGCGGAGAAATCACCGCATCACCGAGAGCTTTTGACAACATCGTAAAGGCACAGTGTGCAAATACTGCATCATCTGCTTACAGTGCATGGTTCACTACTGTACAGGAATAAGGAAACAATGCCCAGAGGCTTCAAATTAGCTTCTGGGCAATTTTCTCATGATAAACGATGAATTAATCAAGGAGGCTGAAAAATGTTCAAGAAATTAATGATTGATGGGAAAGAAATGGAGTTTGTTGCGAATGCAGCAACACCATTCAGATACAGACAGACATTCCACAAAGATTTACTTTCAATTTTAGGGAATGAGGACAAAGCACAGAACGAGGGTGTTGAAGCGGTCACAGAGCTTGCATTCATCATGGCAAAACAGGCAGAAAAGGCCGACATGGGCAAGCTGAATGAAGAAATGTTCTTTGAATGGCTTGAGGGTTTCGGATCTATGGCATTCATAGACAATGCGGAAGAAATTCTGAACGTGTACATGGAATCAACCGAAACAACGTCCACACCCTAAAAAGAAACAGAGAGAATCCACACGAAAACTGACAACAGGTCTTTTCCTGTTGCGGTGTAAAGAGCTGGGTTTATCTGTGAACGAGTTAGAACAATTAGATTTTGGTGTTGTTGCGGATATGATGACGGAACAAGGCAATGATTCACACAAGTATCCGTTCAAAGCAACACAGAAAGATTTTGATAGATTTTAGTCATGGCTGGATTTATTCAGGGAATCACAATTGAATTTGGTGCGAACACCGAAAAGCTGAACAAAGGACTAGGCAAACTTCAGGGCAGACTAAACAAGACACAAGCAGAGCTGAAACAGATTGACAGGATGTTGCGGTTCAATCCCGGCAACACCACACTTCTTTCACAGAAATTCAAACTGTTATCTGCCAATGTTACACAGACAGAAAAGAAACTGCAAGCATTGCGGGCCATGCAGAAACGCATGGATTCTTCAGGTGTTGACAAAACGTCAGCACAGTACAGACAGCTTGAACGTGAAATCGTCAAGACAGAAAGCCAGCTGAAACAAGCACAGAATGCACTTAAACAGTTTGGTTCTATTGGCAAACAGCAAGCATTGGCCGTTGGCAACGCATTCAAAACGGCTGGCAACAAAATCAAGTCTGCTGGAAGAACAATCACAACATCGTTTTCTGTATATGGTGCAGCTGGGATCTATGCGGGGTCAAAGCTCATTGACATGAGTGAGGCACAGACACAGGCAGAAAACAAGCTGACAGAAATATACAAATCAAGAATGGGTGTCGGCAAACAGGCTGTGAAGTCAACACTTGCGCTTGCAACGGCACAGCAAAAGGCTGGTGTAGTTGGTGATGAAGTTCAGCTCGCTGGCGCACAGCAACTTGCTACTTATGCGAAATATCCAAGCACCGTGAACACGATGCTCCCAGCACTGAACAATCTGCTTGTTCAGCAAAAGGGCCTGAACGGTACACAGGAGGATGCGACAGCACTTGCAAATCTGTTCGGCAAAGCCATGATGGGCCAGACAGGCGCACTGAAACGTGCTGGCATCTCCTTCACGGCTGCACAGGAAGAAGTGCTGAAATACGGCACAGAAGAAGAAAAGGCAGCCATGATTGCGGAAGTTGTTCAACAGAATGTTGGCAACATGAATGCCGAGTTTGCAAAAACGGATGCCGGTAAGATTCAGCAAGCAAAGAACACCATCGGTGACATGGGCGAAGAAATCGGTGCAGTTCTGCTTCCAGCGGTTGCAGACCTTGCGTCATGGATCAGCGAAAACCTTTTGCCAAAGATTCAAACACTGATTGAATGGTTTCAACAGCATCCAAAGATTGCAACATTTGCACTTGCACTTGCTGGAATAACGGCTGTGCTTGGTCCTGTCATCATGGTCATCGGTGGTCTTGTTTCGGCAATAGGAACAATTATCACAGCGGTGACAACAATAGGGCCGATTATAGCGGGCCTTGCCGGGCCGATAGGAATCGTTGTTGCAGCCATAGCGGCAGCAATAGCAATTGGTGTTCTGCTCTATAAGAATTGGGATACCATCAAGGCAAAAGCGATTGCCGTATGGAATGCAATCAAAACAGCCATCATGAAGCCTGTCAACACGATAAAGAATACCGTCAAGACGAACTTCAACACACTGAAAACCACAGTTACATCGGTGTTCACATCCATAAAGACAAAAGCGACAAGTGTATGGAACGGCATCAAGGATGCGATCATAAACCCAATTAAAAAGGCAAAAGATAAAGTTGTTGGAATTATAAACACCATCAAAAGCAAGTTCCCATTCAAGTTGGGCAAGATTATCAACTTCAAAATTCCTAAAATTGGTCTGAAAACATCGTCAAAGAAAGTATTGGGCAAGACAATCACATACCCATCAGGCTTCAATGTATCATGGAACAAAAAAGCAATGAACAATCCGTATATGTTCAGCAATGCGACATTGTTTGGAGCTGGTGAAGCTGGTGACGAGATTCTGTACGGCAGAAATGCACTTCTGAATGACATTGCGAATGCATCAGGCATTGACTACACGATGATGGCGAATGCACTTGTTTCAGCACTGTCAGAAGCGGATGGCAACATATCACTTTACATTGACGGTAAGCAGATGGCACAGGCACAAGCACCATACATGAATG